ATAATATAATAGGCTATGACATACCTATGATACAAAAGATAACTGGCATTGATCTGTTCAGTAAGAAATTACACGATACATGGATCATGAGTCAGACTCTTAACTATAATAGAGGTCATAAGCATGGGCTAGGTAGCTGGGGAGATCAACTCGGCTATGCTAAGTTTGAGTTCGATGATTGGACTACCTACACTCAAGGCATGATGAAGTACTGTACAAGAGATGTATCGCTTAATACTAGAGTGTATGAGATACTTCTTAAGGAACTACAAGATCAATCTACTACTAAGCCATTGATAACTAAGGGTCTTCGTGCAGAGCATGATGCCGCAGTGTTTGAGGCTAAAGTACGTATGAAGGGTTGGTTGTTCGATGTGAATGGAGCTAATAAACTTCATAAGCAAATGACAGACGAACTCAATGCTATCGAAGATAGGATACACCCTAATCTACCTGAGATGACCATATGGATTGATAAAGCTCCTAAGAAAGCTAAGTACACTAAGAAAGGGGCATTCACAGCAGTCACTAGAAGACTACTCACCGAGTATCTTGATGGCAATGAGCCTGATGAGATGGAGTGGAATCCTGAACAAGAGTTTCAACGTAGTTATAAGACACAGGTCACACTAAAGAACATGGAAGAGATAAAAGAATATCTCTATACCATTGGATGGAAGCCTGATGACTGGAACTATAAGAAAGTCGGTTATGAATTCCATAAGACAAGTCCAAAGTTAACCTCTACTAGCTTAGCATTGTTAGGTGACATAGGTAAGGACATAGATAGGTACTATACTACTAGGTCTAGGAAGTCTATATTAGAAGGCTGGCTAGAAGCAGTCAAAGATAATAGACTTCATGGTAAGATGTGGGTCATAGGAACACCTACATTCAGAGCTAGACATGAGATAATAACTAACTTACCTAGTGTAGAAGCTGCATGGGGTAAAGAGATGAGGTCATTGTTTATCTGTGAGGAAGGCTATCGAGTGGTTGGAGCTGACTCAGCTGGTAATCAGATGAGAGCCTTGTGTCACTACATAGGTGATGATAAGTTTACAGAGGAGGTTACTAGTGGAGATATACATTCTTATAATGCTAATATTCTTGGAAGCTCTCGTGGTGATGCTAAGAGGTGGCTGTATGCCTATCTCTTTGGTGGCGGAGGTAAGAAGCTTGGTACGATACTTACAGGTAAACCAGATGATAAAGCTGGCAATGCAAGTAAAGCAAAGTATCAATCAGCGATTCCTGGACTTGGAAAGATCAAGGCAAAACTTGATACCATATTTCAGAAAACAAAGAATGGATATGGACATGCTTTTGTACCTGCTCTTGATGGGAGGCGTGTATACGTTAACAGTGCACACCAATCTTTAAACTACTTACTACAATCAGCTGAAGCTATCACATGTAAGGCTGCAGTAGGTTATGCCATGAATAAGATAGCTGAGGAAAAGCTAGATGCCTATCCAGTTATATTCTATCATGATGAGATGGCATGGATTGCTAAAGAGACTGATGCAGAACGAGTCAAAGAGATTTGTATTGAGTCATTCAAAGAAGCACCTAAACAATTCAATGTAACTTGTATGGATGGCGATGGTGTCATTGGTCATTGTTACGCAGATGTTCATTAGAAAGGAAATACTATGGGACAAATGAAAAGACTAGCTATGATTAACGAAGAAAGCTTTTGGGAGATAGCTCAGGAGTATTTGTATATAGCAGAAACTTGGGCTGAGTACAGAGATCATATGAGAAATCAAAAGGACTTAGTTGTTCATCTTGATTATAATCAAGTAGAAGATGAACTTAAAGATAGCTGGAATGACTATCAACAAGGCTATGCAGAGGAGAATTATGAATGATAGCAGTAGTTGATGCAGACAGTTGTATCTATCAAGCCGCTTGGCAGATGGAGACTGTAGAGAATGCTTTAGATAATTACAAGTATCTCTTAGATAAGAACTGGGTTGGTCCTGTATGGGCTGATGAAGTGATAGTATATTGTGGTGGTAAAGATAACTTTAGATATAAGCTATGTCCACAATATAAAGCCAACAGAAAAGAACCACCTAAAGATGCACAACTCTTTAGACCATTGATGGATCTTATTGTTGAAAAAGAGCTTGCTATACCTGCACATGGTATGGAAGCAGATGATATGGTACGCATTAAATCAATAGAACTCCTTGAAAAGAAAGAGGATTTCTGTGTAGTACACATTGATAAAGACCTTGACTGCATTGTGGGTGACCACTATAATCCTCGTCGAGAACAATTCTATAAGATAGATGAGGACAGTGCTGATTTACATTACTGGTTACAGATGCTTAAGGGTGATCCAACAGATAATCTTCCTGGACTACCTAAAGTAGGACCAAAGATTGCTGAGAAGATGCTCAAGGGAGTACCAATGAATAGACGTAAGGCTAGAGTCCTAGCAGCTTATCGAGCTAAGTTCGGTATAGTAAACTGGAAAGAGAAACTGATGGAGACAGCTAATGGTATACATATACTGAGAACTCCAGATGATTTCTTTAAGATATAGAAAGGAAATGTTATGTCTAATATAACAGACCACCAAAGATACGAAGACGTAATCATTACAGAGGTAACTAAAGTAGATAGTAAAGGTTGGGTTGGGATAAAGACAGAAGAACATGGTGAGATAAGGTGTAAGTCTAACTTAAGGACTAAGCTAGGTCTCAAGAAGAAATGGGAGGGTGACCTGACTGTATGGGTCAATCCCAGTAATAGCACTGTGTGTGTAGCCTTTGATCAGAAAGCTTGGAAGGCTACTGGTGATGACTCAAAACCTAATGGTCAATGGGAAGTCACATTCAATAATAATCCATATGAAGCAGAAGGCTTTGTATATCTTATCATTGAAAAGAGTACAGGAAAGAAATACATAGGTAAGAAGTCTTATTGGAACTATAGTAAAGGTAAACGAGTAAGACAATCTAATTGGAAGACCTATGCTTCTTCTAGCTCAGAGATATCTGTTAAGGTAGCTGATAATAAAGATGATTATGAATTCATTATGTTAGCAGAAGCACCAGATAAATCTGCTTTAAATTATTTAGAAATAAAATCACAGATTGAGTATGAAGTTCTCACTTCGATAGATAAGAACGGAGAGAAAGTCTTTTATAATAAGACACTTGGTAGTGAGAAATGGATGTTAACTAAATCATTTATAGAGGAATACAATGAACGCAACACAACAAAAGCGTCCTGAGAAAGCTTGGGATGAATTATTTGGTAACAAAAGAGGAGAGCGTAACTCACGCTCACAAAGAGCAAGACGTAAACGAAAGGAAAACCGTTATGCTAAAGAGAAAAGAATATTCGGAAAGTAAAGAGATAGGTAAAACTAATTGTGAAGACTGTGGTAGCTCAGATGGATTCGCTTTATACGATGACAATCACGGTTATTGCTTTGTATGTGGAGTTCATATACAAGATGTAGGACAACGAAAGGAAATTAATATGACCAATATGTCTAATGTTGTAATAGATATGGAGAAGTTTAAAGAGACTCTTGGAGACCATAGGGGTTGTCAAGAGAGAGGTATCACTAAAGCAATAGCAGAACACTTCGATGTTCGTGTTATGTATAATGATAAAAGAGAAATAGAGGCATACTGTTATCCTTACTATAACTCTAGTAATACACTAGCTGCTTATAAGATAAGGACTATGCCTAAACAATTTAAGACAGTAGGAGAATTTAAAGATGTCCAGCCGTTTGGTAGTCAAGCTTTTGGAAATGGAGGTAAACGCCTTGTCATCACAGAAGGAGAGTTCGATGCGATGGCGGTTGCACAAGCTTCCCTCAACAAATACAAGAAGATCTATCCAGTTATTAGTGTGGCTTCGTCAACTAATCTCAAGAGTTTACTCCTCAATCGTACATGGATTAGATCGTTTGAAGAAGTAGTTTTATTCTTCGATAGTGATGATGCAGGTAATAAGGCTATAAGAGAAGCCGCTAATATAATTGGTATAGATAAGGTTAAGGTAGCTAGTAGCACTGCTAAAGATCCTTGTGAACTATTCAATCAAGGTGGTTACATGAGAGTCATGGAAGCTATATGGGATGCACAACCCTATAGTCCAGCTGGGATTGTTATGGGTCATGAGGCTGTATGGGAGCAATACCTTGAGAGACAATCAAGAGAAAGTATACCATATCCTGATTGCCTTAGAGGTATCAATGATAAGACTAAGGGTATGAGGTTTGGTGAGATAACTTTGTTCACCAGTGGTACTGGTAGTGGTAAAAGTACTGTCATTAAAGAGATAGTGCTGGACTTGCTTGCTAAAACTGAAGATAAAATAGGTATGATATCACTTGAAGAATCTGTTGGTGATACTGCTGAGAAGTTTATTCAGATGCAGTTGAGACAGAACCTACAAGAGTATGATGTATCACTTGAAGAACAAGAACAAGCATCTAAAGAAGTCTTTGGTACTGATAGGCTAGTACTATTAGATCATCAAGGCTCTGTAGGCGATGAGTCATTGATAGATAAGATAGAGTACATGGCTCTGATGGGCTGTAAGTATCTTATACTCGACCATATAACTATAGCAGTATCTGAGGGTGCTGAAGGTTATAGTGGTAATGAAGCCATAGATAAGGTTATGTCAGACCTCTTGAAGATAACTAAGAAGCATAATATATGGCTAGGCATTATCAGTCATCTGCGTAAGGGGCTAGTGGGTAGTAAGAACTTTGAAGAAGGTAAACTACCTAGTCTAGATGATATCAAAGGCTCAGGCTCTATTAAGCAGATATCATTCGATATAATAGGTTTTAGTCGTAACATGACTGATGAGAATGAAGATGTACGTAATACAATTAACTTCACTGTTCTTAAGTCTAGGTTTACAGGTAAGACTGGTCCAGCTGGTGCAGCTAAGTATCATCATAATACATCTCGTCTCACATGGACAGATGGTTTAGACTTTGAGGTATTAGACTAATGACTGAAGAGTATATGAGGAAGTGTCAAGAAGTAGAGTTGCTTGGTAAGCATATAGAGAGTCTTACTAAGGAGCGTAATATGTATCGTACACAAGCTATGATGCGAATGAATAGAATAAAGGAATTAGAAGACAATGAACGTAAGATACTCAAGGAATCACTCGATCAAGGCTCATGAAGATGCTGAACAGATAATCAATCAGCTCAGAGCTAATAAGGTAGTGAGACACCTTGTTGAGTGGACAGTGAGTGAATGTAAAAATTTTATAGTGGTGAAACTCAATGAAGAAAATAAAGAGACAACTTATTAAGATACAAAATAACATGGCTAAAGGTGGAGGTAGAATACCCTCCATAGCTGAAGCCTTAATCATGCTAAGAAAGGCACAAGGAAATGACAAAGGATAATGTTAGAGATAAAGTTAAAGCTGAATCAAATAAGATTAAGATTGAAAAGTATGATCACTTATATATGGACATTGCTAGACGAGTCGCTGAGATGTCCTATGATACAGACACTCAAGTGGGAGCAGTCATTGTTAAAGATGGGAATATTATTTCAATGGGTTGGAACGGTACTCCTTCAGGGTTTCCTAATAATTGTAAGGATACTACAACTGGGAATACACTTCCTATTGTTATACATGCTGAAGCTAATGCTATATGTAAGCTGGCTCGTTCTAGCACGGATGGACAAGGTGCTACCCTCTACACTACGCTTTCTCCTTGTACGGAATGTACTAAACTTATCCTCCAATCTGGTATTGATAATGTCGTGGTTGGACAAGCATATGAGAAGGATATGGTGGGGTATACAATCTTAAACAACAGAAAAATGGTAAAAGTACTTGCCAAGAAGAAGTAAACATGTTATAATACAAGTCCAGAAAAGAAAGAGAGAACTATATGCAGGACATAAAAGAGTACCTCCTCAATAAAATAAGAGGAGATGATCTAGGAGTAAAGCCTAGAAGAAATTTACAGCTCATGCGTATGATTGATACGGATGGCGTTGACATGTTAGACTTTCTAATAGATGACATGATATCCTACGCCAGAAAGGTAATTCAACGTTGCTTTAAACGAAATAAGGTTGAAGGTGAGTCAGCAATAACTCAAGCTTCAATGGCAGTAGGTAAATATATAATAGAAGGTTGGGATAGCTCCAATGTAAACTTCAGAGACCATGTACGAGTAGGTGATCTTATCATTGAAGGTTTCGTTATGTGTGGCTATCTAACTATATCAGTAGGACATATGAAAAGTCGTAAGCCAGTGACCATACATGCCACAAGTAAGTGGGGTGAAATGGAAGTAATCACTGGCAAGACTACTTGTATAAGTGCTACGCCAATTCCTCCCATAACTAGTTTATTCCAAGACAATGGTAGACCAGTTATAAAGACTTGGGAGAAAAATAAAGAACAAAAGTTCCTTAAGTACCTTGATAAGCCATTTGTAAAGGCAATAGATAAGCTACAAGCAACTAGGTTTATAGTTAACTCTGATGTGCATAAAGCTATCCTAGAGAACTGGGATATGTTTATTAGTAATGAGGAGTATAACGGTGAAGACAAGAATGAGAACGCTAAGCTCTATCAACGTCAAGCTTCTAAGAATAGAGAAGTCAAAGAGGTTATGGCTGCAGCGGATAAATGGTTAGATAAAGAGTTTAGCTTTTATCTAGATGCAGACTATAGAGGTAGACTATATTATAGTGAACCGTTCTTTAACTTTCAAGGAGCAGATATAGCAAGGAGTCAATTACTCTTTGCCAAAGGAAAACTCTTTGATGAGACAGCTAACTTCTGGTTAGCAGTACATACTGCTTGCTCATTCAATCAGTCATATAGTATAGATCAAATACCTAATTGGGCTTCTGTAGATTATAAAAGTATACTACAAGAAGAAGAGCTAGATACTATATCGGTAGATAAGATGACACTAGAAGATAGAGCTAGATGGACTCAAGAGAATATGGATGTTATCCTAGAGATGGGTGAGATGAGAATCTTTGCAGAAGAAGCAGAGAAGAAAATAGCATTCATGGCTTGTTGTATTGAGTGGTATAAGTACTCTCAATCTAAAGGCGAGTTCTATACTCAATTACCTATACCTATTGATGGTGCTAACAATGGTTGGCAACACTTAGGTGCTATGTCTAAAGATGCTCTTACAGGTAGACTAGTAGGATTAACTGCTGAAGAAGTACCTAATGATTTCTATGTGCAAGTTGCAAAGAGATTATGTGAGAGGATGCCTGAATGGTTTGAGGAAAGGCAGATGCCTATGAAACATATTAGGAAGGGCATAGCTAAGAGAGGTGCTATGACTAGAGCTTATAGCTGTGGTCAAAAGAAAATGTCAGAGTCTATGTATAGTGATTGTTATCAATTTGGTTACACTAAAGATTACAATATCAACACATGGGATTGTGATGAGCTTAGTAATCAAGTGATACGAGCTATACAAGAGGTCTGTCCAGGACCACTAGATACTATGAGATACCTACAACGACTAGCTGATAAAGAGATATCTAATTGGCTAGACACTTATGGTACTGATAGAGGTCGAGGTATACAATGGGAATCCGAATCAGGCTTTCCAGTGATATACGAATGTTATCGTACTAGACCTGCAAAGGTAGACTGTTACGGATTCAATACACCAGATGGTGAACTGAGATTCAAGCATGTGATAAGAGAGAAGACTGATATACCAGATAGGCGAGGCTTTATGTGTGGTATTAGTCCTAACTTCGTTCATAGCTCTGATGCAGCTCATATGGCTCTTGTAGTAGCCAATTGGGATGGCGAGTTCGGTGCAGTACACGACTCATTCAGTGCTCATGCTAGTAGGGTTGAAGACCTTATGGTAGAGGCACGAGATAAGTTCGTTAAGATATACGATAAAGAAAACTTTTATGACTCAATTCCATTTGGAAGAGGTTATGAAGGTGAGCAACCGACCATCGGTGCTTTAAATATAAATGAAGTAGTCCAATCGGATTACTTCTTCTGTTAAAAAAAAATACCCCACAAGGTTTCCATAAGGATTCCCTGTGGGGTGCGTTTATTTTAAGGTAATAATTCCATGATTTGTCGCTTAGCTTTAGCTCTTAATCGACCAGCCTCTGCTCTAGCTTTATCTCTAGGCATACCCCTATCTATAAAACCAGATACATTTTTAGCGTAGACATTATCTAACATCGCAAAATTAATTCCTTTTGTGTATGCTAGATTAGGATCTAATTGAAATTCTTTAACAAATTCCATATCATCAATATCAAAGCCCTGAAGGGCTAACGCATTATAATTCATAATTTCCTCCTAATTATATTGATACATAATAGTCTTTAATAACTGATTATATATTTTCTTTCTAGCTGCTTTAGCTTCAAAGGCTAGATTCTCAAGGCTAGTTCTTAAGTTAGTTTCTTTATAAAATATTTCTAAGATTTCTTTTAATGTTTCATTCGTAATAGAACCAGTACCGTCTGCTTTCCATCCATCATTAATTGCAAACGCAAGAATTTTTCTTTTATTATCTGGAGTTAAGTTAATTGGTTTTTTATATTTACGACCACGAGGTCTTCCAGTTCCTACTCCTCTTTCTTCTGCAGTTTTAGTTCTTAATTCTGCTAATTCAAATTCAATTCTAATTAATTCATCATGAACTGCTCTATACTTAGAATCATAATTCATAAGCTGTTTACCTTTAGGATTATCCATTAATGTTTTAGTAACATTTTCAAAGGCATTATCAATTCCTTTTAATATTTCTTTTCCTATTGAGTAAGACATATTAACTTCTCGAAATTGTTGATTAATAGTCGAATGATATAGCTTAACAGATGAAGCATCCGTAATTATTGCATCATGAATTGGTATAACAAATGCAGGTGATCTTCTATTTAACGCATCTATATTAGCCTTATAAATAGTCTTTGCCATTATAGCTCCATCAATTTGCTGTACCGTTAATACTGGTAATTGATTAGCTACTTCTTGACCAAATCTCCTGTTAGTATCATCTTCCCTTTTCCATTCAGCATAACCATCTTGGTTCTTTACCCTTATTAATTTCTTTTTCTTAGATTTAGCACTCCCTGTAGCATATCTTTTAGTCAAAGGGATAAACACTGAGCCTTCTGGAGTCGCAACCTCTACTGTTTTAGCTTGACCAGTAATAGGATCAAGCATTGGCTTATAATCGTATGAACCCATATAAATATCAGTACCTAGCGGACCTTTCATTTTAGGAATTACACCTAGCTTAGCCCACATATATCCAGCTTCTTTAAATATCTTTTGATTTCTTAAATTTAAAGTCTCCCTAAGTGTTTCGGTAATAATATCATTGAGATCACTAATCATATCATCTCGACCATATCCCTTAGCATTTGCCATGATTAAACCTTCAAATATTTGAGGGTTTTTATCTATAAAATTAATAGCAGTTTCTTCATTAAATCCTTCATATTTAGCATAAGATGTTTCCATTAAGGGTGTTTTAGAAAGTTCTTTACCAAGAGTTTTTAATGCCGATTTATCTTCTAATAATTTAGCTCTAAATGATAGCCAATAAGCTAATCTATCTTGATCTGTTGCAAACGCAACTGAGATTCCTTGCTCTATTTTTTCTAAAAATCTATCTCTAATATCTCCGAAAGGAGTAACAACATCCCCTGAAGTATACATTGCACCTACTAATTGTAGGATATCTCGTCTACCAAATTGCATAGCTTGTATTGCAATTCCATTTTGTTTTCCATCGTGTTGAGTCTGAGATTTTGCTTTGAATGAAGTTCCATTCTTTCTTGCGACATCAAAATCATAAACATCCATATAAGACTGATAAGGATAACCCCATTCACCAGCCATTCCATTTCCGTCAGGATCAAATAGTTCATTAAATAATTCTTGACCTATACGTTCTTTAAACTGTTGTAATGTTTGTGGCTCTTGCTTTGAAGCTTCATAGGCTTCTTTAAGTAGCTTGCCTTTCTTTACCCAATTTAAATAAATAGGATCACTAGGATTACTTAATATTGATAATGAAGTATTTAAGATTGTGTTATAAGTAAGGTCTTCTGTTCTTTGTGCTCCTAAGCCTGTCATTTTGCTTTCATACATACGACTACTAGGAGGAAGAATATTCTTTCCTATTATATAAGCCCAGCCTTTGTATGTATCAGTCTTAGTGTCTTTGTTTGGATCAAGAGTAATTGCTACTGCATTACCAACAAACATCCTTGCAACTTTATTTAGCTGAGAATTAATATCAGTATTACGTATGAAGTATCTTCCTACTGAAGATGCATGAAATTGTTTATTATAATATACGCCTCCATTTGTTTCTTCTGCGGCATATTTTTTTAACTTTAATAACTTCTTAGCCTCTCTAATCATAACAAGATTAGCCTGTTGTTCAGCCCTTTCTACAGGCAATAACTTTTTTGCATGATTAAAAGCTTTCATCCAATGAGCTTCATCAAGACCTAATGTTTTAGCAGCATCTCCTTTAGACCAACGTCTTCCAGGAGTTCCTTCATCTCTAAAGCCTAAAACAGTTTCTCCATCATCAGTGATAATAACAGAATCTATTAATTGATTAGCCATATTATATCTTTCATCAACGACAGTTAATGGCATACTTTTAAGGAGTTGCTTAACAGTATCTTCAATGTAAGTGTTATAAGACATTTTATTTGTTTGAGATACTGAACCTCTTTTTCTTTCTCCAGCAAATCTAGCTCTACTAGGTATATCTAGACCTGGAACTTTAGATCTAAAAGTAATATCTCTAGATAATATATCATCTAAAATACTTCTATTATTTTGAAATACCATTTCTCCTTTTTCTGAAATAACAATCATATCATCTTCAATACCTAATTCTTTATTATTTTCTTTAGGTATTTTTTGAATCCAACCAAGATTACTTAATGTTTGAAAAAGAACTGCATCACCTGCAGCAATAATATTAGGTCTTAACGTTTCTCCGAAGCCTCCAAATCCAGTTTGAGCACCTGGAGCACCTGGTATCCCTAATGCCTTAGGGTTCTCAACTACGCTGTTTAATATCCTAGTAAATAAACCTTTTCTTAAATCAGAGGCATCAATTAATTTATTTTGCAATGAAACTTTTTTAACCTTATCTTTCATTGCTCTATAGTTTTGAGCAGTCAATTCATTTTGAGCAAGCATTAGTTCAGGTTTAGTTACTAATTCATCTTCTTTATTAACAAGATCTCTCATAACCTCTAATATAGACTTAAGAATATTATTAGCTAAATTAGGGCTTATTCTTTTAGTATTTGTATCAATTAGATTTGAATTTGAAAGTATATTTAATATTGCTTCACTTTCTTTTGTTTGATTGTTAAAGAAAGGAAGTGAAGTTCTATCAAATTCATCTTGAACTAAAATACCATTGTCAATAAAAGAACTAACATCATCAATAGTAGATACAGGGGGCTCTACTGATTTAGTATTTTGAAGTCTAGCTTTTAAAACATCAGGACTAGTAGTATCAAATAGATCAGGTGTTGTCTGATCATAAATACTCTCGTCTCTTTCAATAGCTTGACCCATAGCTTCATAAGCGGTTTTTTTAGTCTTGTCAAAGACTTGTTCACCAGTTTCATCTGTTCTTAATATTCCACCAGCTTTTCTTATTTGATCAGAAAGAACGTCAAAAGGTAATCCTCCTTCTCCTTCTTCTGTGGCTGATTCAAATTGTTTATCGATATCTTTTAATCCAGGAACAATTCGTTTAGATTGTGCTTGTACTTCAGTTATGTCTTCAAAAGTACGACCTTCAGTTATTCCAATATCGCCTCGATCAACCCCTGTATAAAACTCTTCGTCAGTAATAGGGGTCGCTTCAGTATCTATTGAAACATCTTTACGATCTTGTAATAATTTTTTGCTGTCTCTTAATCTCTCTGAGATTGATTTAACATTTAGTCCGCCTACATTTATTGTCATTTAATTTCTCCACTAGAAGAGTAGCCATATGATAGACTACTCGTAGTTATATTATTGTTTACCAAATAGGTATTCACTTAAATCTTCATTTAAAGGATTCTTTAGATGAAAAGCATCAGAGATTCCTTTTCTTGCAACTGGTACTGGTGCAACTCCAGGTAATGTTTTTCCAAAACTATTAATTGCTCTTTCAGTTTCGCCTTCAATTAGTTGACCCATGCCAGTAAATACATTTTGAATATTCCTAGCTGCAGGACCAGCCTCACCTAATATAGCTCTTGAAAGATTATCAAGCCCTGTATCTCGGTCTGGATAAAGGGGTACTGCAAAGTCTAGCACTCTTTCATATTGACCAAGTATTCCTGATGCGTAGATAGCTCTTTGTACATATCGAGGACCATCTAGATAAGGACTAGGCTCAAGGAATTTTATTAAGTCTTTTAAATACTGAGATGCACCTCCAAGACCTATCATAAAAATCATAAGAGCAAATGTATCATACTTTACTTTAGTATTTCCTTTTCTAAGATTTCTATTCCATAATTTAGGAACTATATTAGCAGTAAAAGTACTTAAGAAACCATTAAACTGAGTTAATAATTGATAATGAGGATCTTGAAAGAATAGAGGTCTATTACTAGCTCCTGGAAGTTGAACTCGTTCATTTACAAAACGATATATACCAGTTTCTATTTCATCATCTAGCGATGCGGCTAACTCTTGAACTCTATCAACAAGCTTTTGCTCATTAATTCTTAATTTATTTTTAACTCTTTCTATTGTGCCATCCTGATAACTTCTAGTTCTTGATTTAAATTCTCCACGAGCAATAGTTCTTAATAATTGTTCTCTAGGAGAGATACCCTTAAGCTGATTAATAGCCTTGCCTTCTTTATCGTATACTGGCATAGTTTCAAATTCTTTACCAACCCTAGGTTTAACTTTAGTTGTCACATCAAATAAAATATCAAGAGGTGATTGTCTGTTTTCAAAGGTATTATCTGATAAATCAAATAAACTATCTCTCAATAATTCATCAATGCCAGATACATATTGATCAACAGACTCAACATCTATTCCTAATTCTTTTAATTGATTATAAGTTAATCTTTCTCTCTCAGTAAATTTATCAAAGTCAAAAGCATTTCGATCACCTGTAATTTGATTATACCTTCGAGGGGCTAATCTTAATATACTAAAGTTAGATTTAATAAAGTCTAAACCAATAGCAGCATTTAATCTTCTTTGAAATTGAGTTATCTTTTGGATACCAACTCCTTTAAAGAAAGCTTCATGTGCTCTTAAGAATGCAATATCTCTTTCTCCTGTAGCATATCTATCTACCACGGTATTTTGATCTGTAGCTAATCCTATTTGCTTTAAAAGCTTTTCTGTATTCTTTACATCAGCTTTTAATGCTTTATTAAAAATAGATGCTAGATCTTTCACCATAATATCAGTTGCTCTTTTAAACTCCTGATCATCTTTTAAATTGAAATAGACCATAGCTGTTTCTGGAATAGAAGCTATTGCAGCCAAAGGTAATCCTGAAAATATAGTCCAACTAGTTAAATAACGATTAACAGCTGCCCATTCGTTACTAGCTATTCTATTAAAATTACCATGGGCACTATCAATTATAGCCTTAGTGTAATAAGCAAATTGTCTAATATCTTTCTCATCAAGATTATTTAATCCTGCCTGGGTTTCTTTTTTAAGGTCATCAAATAACTGATTTAATTTCCAACCACCATCACCAAAATACTCAGCACTTGAAACAAATTTAGATATCTCTATTTGATTTCTATTTAATGCTTCAAAAAGATTTTGACTAGAAAATTCTTCAAATCCTTTTTTATTATAGAGCATTTTAAATTTAGGATTAAAAGAAAAGTTTTGATAAGGTTTACCATCAACTAAAGAAAATTCTTCATTTATAGAGCTTGTACCTTCTCTAGAAATAGTGATATACATTCTTTCAGCTTCTTCTTTAGTTATATTTTTAGTTCCTATAAGCCACTTTTTAAACTTAACAGGATTTCGTTTAACTTTTTTCCAATCAAAGCCTTGATTCGTCCACCAATAATCTGGATCATACTCATCATTTATATTTTGATTTCTTTCTTTTCTAACTTGTTCAGCATATAATTGAAAGCTTTTATCATATGACGCTTTTATTTTAGAAGCCGCAATGAATAATTTAGTCATCCTATCAAATTCTGCTTCACTAGTAATAGAATCCTTAGATGTAATATAATTACCTGTCTTTTTATCTTTAATTATTTTCTTAAGTAATTTAAACTTATCAGTAATTACTCTTTGGGTTTTACCTGTTGGTCGATTATTGCTATCTAATTCATTTACTACTTCAGAATTATTATTAATATAATCAATAACATCTGTGATCTCATAAGTTTGAATGCCAAATTTATCAGCAAGATGCTCTTCGATTACTCTAATTCTTCTTTCTAAATCAGCTTCTTCGTCTTTATTTCGAGGAACTGTACGATTTAATTCTTGATAGAGCTTAAGTAAATTTGGACCAGTAATACTTCTCCTTTCTCTTGAAGCTAATACATCTAAGTCATGAATTGTTGTTGCAAATAAGATAGCTTTTATTGCTTTAAAGTTACCTGATTTACCAAATTCAATTAACTCTTTTGATATATCAACTGCAGAGCTAGCAGTCAAAGTGTCACCAGTTAAATCCATTGCAATATCGTTTTCATCGACATAAGATTTTAAATCACTAACAATATCTCTAGCATACTCAACAAAGTTTCTTCCAGTTAGATAAGCAGCACTAGTTAATCCTGCTATTCTTGACCATATTTTTAAAGCAATATCAGAGGTTACTAACTTTTTATGATCTAACATATAATTTTCTACTGCTCTAAATAACTTAGCTACATTAGTAGTTGCATTAACTACAAAATCTTTTAAGCCATCACTGTTAGCTATAAAGTTATAAGTTCCTCTATCTGTATCTTCATGTTCTCTAGCAAGATCTCCGACTATTTGTTTATTTTTCTTATCGGTCTTATCAAACTTAGTGTCTGGAAGTGAGGGTATATCTTGATGTAATTGAGGTTCGTCAATTCGTTCTAGCTGATATTGAATAGCTTTTAACTCAGCAGATATTGGTCCTAGATCTGAAGGAAAAACTTTACCTTGCTCCTTTCTTTTTTTATATTCATTAAATAAAGCGGCTTTTCGAGCTTGTAATTCTTTTTTACTTAGCTCATTAACTATAGAGCCATCTGATAATACAAATCTTTGGTTAAGAGCAGACATAGTAAAAAAGCTTCCCTTATTTAAAGTATGTTCTTTAGTTATCTTAGAGTTATCAGGTTTGATTACTGTTTGACCATTTAAAACTTTAAGTCTGATTCTTAATGCATTAATTTTTAATATAAGATCTGAATAACCTAATTGGTCAGTTGCCCCTGCATCTTTCATAGCTTTAAGTTGACTTTCTAATTTAGGTAAAAGATTTTCTATTTCTTCTTTAGTAAAGCCTTTAGAATTAACGGTCTGATTAACATTTCCAGTATTAAAATCAATACCGTCATAAATACTTTGTTCATGATAATTCCCTTGATTAAGGATATGCTCTGATCCGTCTTCTAACTTAATTTTTTTAGTACCTAGTTCACTAATTGCTATTACAGTAGCTATAATAGGGTTACCAGCAAGATCATAAACAATTATTTTATCTTTATTAATTTCTTCTTTTAAATCTAGTAAGTCTCTAACTTTAATAGGTTTAGTTGGAGTTCCCTCTACTAATATTTTTTTATGAGGCTGACCATTAGTGTCATAAACAGTTACTGTAGGTAAACCATCAGGATTAGAAGGGTCTGCTCTATCTTTAACGTTAGCCTCTTGTCGAGCAATATCTTGATCAACCCTTCTGTTAGTATCGTTTAGTTTACCTGCTTTCTCATCTTCAAGTCTCTTCTGTTCAATAGGAGTTGATCGAGTATCGTCAGCCCTCAAATACATTTTCTTTGTAAGTTGATTTTTACCTTGTCGATATATATTTCCTGCTGAACCATATGCCCCACCAAGAATTGCACCACCAATACCTGCGTTCATTAATCTATTTTTTAATTCTTCATCAGTAAAGGTAGTATCTGATCCTGCTGTAACTGCTACTGCTTGAGTTAACTCTTGACCTATTTCAGTAAGCCCTTCTCTAGTCATACCTTTAGCAGCTGCTTTACCAAATGTTGCAGCTGATAGCTTAGCAAAATCTTTACCTAAAAATTTAACTTGTTCTTTAATTGCTCCCTTTAATTGTGCATTTAATACAATTTCTGCTTGTTGAATTGTCATGCCTTTGTTGTTATTAACAATATGTTTTAAGGCTCTATTACGACCAGCTACAGAAAGTAAATCTACTGGTTGCATTAAACCTCTTAGACCTACTCTTTCTAAAGTAGCCTGTAATACTCCTGACATATTAGCTATTACAAATTGAGATAGACCTTTTTCGCCTTCCATCTCATTCCAAGTATGACCAGCATACACCATAGTTTGAGGTATCTGAGACAGTATCATTCCTATTGCTGGAGTAGTAAGAGCTCCTAAAGGAATTGCTGCTGCTAATGATGAAAAACCTGCTATCATATATGGAGCTGCCATACCTGCAGTGTTCATAGCATATTGAAAACCATCGGTAATGCTGTCTACGTCTTTATAGTTAAGAAGCAACTGAGGTGCTTGCGACATTTCATCACGTATTCTTATGACATTTCTTTCACCGAAATTTTCAATCATCTCAATATCAGTCATCTGACCTAAAGCATCAATATATCCATATAATCCTTCAAATACTCCGTCAGCTCCAACTCCAAAACTTCTTGCACCTGAATTCCAAAATCCTAGAGGTTGATTATCGATTGTTTTAGAAGGATCACGAAAGGCAACCCCACTATGAATATTTTTATTATATTCTCTTTCATTAAGAGCTTTCTCTTTAAAACGAAGAGGGATAGTAGCCATAGTATTACGGTACTCTTCACCTATCTTGTCATACGGAGTATTAGAGTTACCTAACAGGGCATTAGATAACTCCATGTCTCTTTGAGCTAATATATTTTCTTCTGAAGTAAAGGAATCTACGCTAGCTATTCCTTGTTTGTATAGTTCGGTAGCCGCATTTTCTCCTTTATTATTTATAAAGTCAATTATACGTCTTTCACCTTTACTCTTATCAATCTCATCTGAATATTTGGCAAAGAAGTTTCCTGTAGAAAGAAGCTCGCCTACCTTCTTAGTTTGAAAGTCAGCTCCTATTTCTCCTCTCTGTACTATCCAATTACCATCTTTATCTTTTATGACTTTATCTGTTTCTAAACCATCGAAACCTCTTACTCGAAATCGTTCTCCATCTTTATTAACTGCAGTATCTGAATCGATTAACGTTAAAGATTCTCCGTATTCATCTAAGATATTCATATATTACTCCTTCTCTAAGGCTGATATTATTTTAAGAGCATCAGGGTCATTCTTAACAACTTGATTAACCCAATTTATAAAGTCATTCATGCCTTTAGTTTTAGTTCCAATAAAATTTTTCCTAAGACCTTTTTCTTCTAAGGCTTTATCAGACATTTTTGAATATTTATTCCATATTGTTTTTAATTGATTTTGAAAATTTTCTGCTACCTTTACTAGCTTATTTTCATCTACATCATTTAACTTTAGCATATCGAATAAACTGTTTTGGACTTCTTGTAATCTTTCTGCACTAGTATCTTTTACTAAATCAGGAGTCCAAATACCTCCAGTCCTAAAGGTAATCATTCGCTTATTAAAGAATTCTTTTAGTGAACTAGGTTTGTCAGCTCCTGTTTCACCTTTTAAATAACGTCTATAAGCTTCGTAATAGTCGCCCATCGCTGCTTCTAGCTCTGAAATTATTTCTGCTCTTGCAACTGTATCCTTTTTAAACTTTTGATTTTTCATCTCATTTCTTAATAAAGATTCAGCTTGATTAGATACCTTTCGTATTTCAGATTGATTTATTTGTTTCTCTTCATCAATATCTTTATTAACAAGAGCTAAATAATCTTTTGAAGCTTTAGCAAAATTATCTTTAATGGTAGTTGAATCATGTATCTTAGGATCAAGAGTATCTAGTCTTCCAGCCACTTGAGGATACGGTATTAACTTACCCTCTATTCTAGCTGCTGTTGTTCCATCTGCCATCTCAAACATTTGAACAACCTTTTGAGTGTTTCTATCAAACATTGGTGTCAATGGTTTTTTAATAGATGAACCTTTCTTAACTAATTCACTACGATCTCCATTAATTAAAAACCTTTGAATAGAAGACTGTTCATAGTTATCAGTAGCGGCTTTACTATTAGCCCATTTTTTATTAGCATCCATTTGAGCATCTATACGCTTAAGATAATTTTTACCTACATAATTAACAGAGCTACCATGCTCATAGCCTAATGCTCTTGAACCTAAATAAGCTAAAGCTGCTCTAGTTAACTCTTGAGTATCAAAGAATTGAGAGAAAAAACCTTTAATATAATCATACGTTGTAGGATCTTCTTTAGCCTTCTTTGCACCTAACTCTGTTACTATTTTTGTATTCTCTTTAACTGCAGGCGAATCATTAGTTTGTGTTACTAGACTATTCACTATTTGTTTTAATTCAGGAGAGGTATTATTAACACTTCCAGGAATTAAACTTTGTTTTAGTTTTTCCTTCTCATCTTCTAATGCTTTTACTAAAGTAGAGTTATTATTTTTCTTAGCCTCTTCTATTTTAGCATCTAACTCTTTTGTTTTATTTGTAACAATTCCAGACTTTTCAATAAACTCTGCTTTTTTATCTGATGCTTCCTTATCTGCTATGTATTTTTTATAAGCCTTATCTTGTTTAACTGCTTGATTATAGTCTTCCATATAAAAGTTATAAGATTTTTCATTGCCATCCTTAGCAAATTTCTCTGCTAACTTTTTAGGAATATCTTCAGATACTCTATTAGGATTAACAGGTTGAACTGCTCCTGTTGAATCAAGTATAATATCATCATCAACTCCTAATTCAAATCTTTTAATCTCAACTGGATTCATTCCAGAATACATGTCTTGATCCACTGGTTCTGGAATCTCATTATCACCAGTACTAGCTTGAGCCGACATAAATCCACTTTCTATAGGTGTACTGTCATACACGGCTGGTCTAGGTTCAGGCATAGGGATTTCACCCATTATTGCATTCACTTTACTAGCATACTCCTGACCACGAGGACCGAGTTTCTCTTGTCCAGATCTAGCTTTGAGAACATTGCTAAGACCTGAATGGTATGCAGTAATTATTTCGTCTCTACTTAAATGAGGATTTCTATCAGCTAACTTTTGCATATATCTTTTAGCAAAATCCTTAGCTAATACTGGATTTTTAAGATCTTCAAGAGCTATAGGCTTAACTCCATATCCAGGATTTTGTGCTGTAGATGGTAATATTTGCATTGGACCGATAGCACCTGCTTCAGACTCTGCATTTACATCCCCTCCAGATTCAACTTGCATCATAGCATTAACAATGTCGTCTGTAATCGTGACTCCTCCTTCATTAAAATATTTAGGAGGTTTACCTAAATAAACTGAGTCATGCATATCTGAAGCTTGATCCATAAAATTTTGTACAAGATCAGTAGAACGAGGTGTACCCTCTGCATTGTATTTAGGGATTTGTGATACTGTAGATCCAGAAGAACCACCTATTAAAGAGTTTTGGGTTGGTTGCAAAGCACTTACCGCTTGATCTGAACTTAAATTAAGATTATCTTCAAGAGCAGTCATCATCTGATTATTAGGCAGCCCCATATCTTTCATTTTTTCTACTTCGCCTTTAACAAGGTCATTATTAATTGGCTGATAAAGTTTACTAACTTGATAAGGTCTACCATAGTAATCTGTATAAGTGTTTTTACTTCCATAATTTATTTGATTTTCACCAATAACACCTCCTTCTTGTAGATAAGAACCATCATCTCTGAAGTTCATTAAGTTTTGACTGTTAAGTCTTGCATAATAGTCTGCTTCAGTGGGTGTTTTAAACCTCATATCTGGTTGCGGTATTTGACCTTGATATAACATCTGCTCTATTTGCTGTGGAGTATATTGTATACCGTTATATATACTAGGTACATGACCATAGCCATGTGTATTATCTCCAACAGTAATTCTTTGCTCAGATACTTTATATCCATCAGGTGTTTCATAGACTTTTTTATCGGTAACTGTTCTCATACCAGTGTCTTTACCTGCCGATTTCCCTTCTACCTTAGAACCCTCTGCATTATAACTAGGTATTGGTCCACCTTGTTTCTTTTGAATAGCACGACCCATATCATTAATATCATCTAATAGGGGCTGAACCCCAGGAAGTCTAGATGCCTCTGCGTTAATTACATTTTCTCCTGGAGTTAACCATGCAGGTACTGTATCAGTTCCTCTTGGCTCTCCAGGGTGATCTGGCTTAGGTACTTCGTTCATAGAAGGTACATTAAATTCATAAGAAAACATATTACCATGGCGGTCTTTCTGTGTAAACTTTTTTAGTTGCATTAATCTTCTCCTTTTAAGATTTTAACCTCTGATTGTAATGCTGTTACTTGTGAAGATAACTCTTTAACTGCATTTACTAAATGCCAAGTCATATTTTCTGGATTAACACTTAGAATTCCGTTGCTCTCTTCGTTAACCATATCTGGTAAGATAGCTTGTATTTCTTGTGCTATAACACCCAATTGAACCCCATCTCTATGGACAACAACAGATTCAGGATTATTAAAATCAGTGAGTTCATCTTCAGTTTTATATTCAAAGTTTTTAACTTGAACTTTGTTTATAGCATCGAGACCAACTGTATTATCTTCTATGTTTTTCTTAACCCTCTCATCTGACCAGCCTTTCCAGAACTTAAGCTTATGATAGGAATTCTTTTTTCGTTGTTCTTCTGCTGCTCGTGCTCGTGCCGCTGCTGCCGCCGCATCCGCTGCTGCCTTTTCCTTAGCTAATCTTTCAGCTTCTAGTCTCTCAGCTTCTATTTTAGCTAATCGTTCAGCTTCTAGTCTTTCAGCTTCTATCCTAGCCGCTTCTCTTTCTTCGGCAGTTGTTCCTTCTCTAAATCCAGCATCTTCTAAGCCCATAAGATCTCTTATTGATTGATCTCGAAGGAATTCCTTTCTTCTTTCTGAATCTGTAACGCTTTCTTTATTTTGGTCTGCAATAAGTTGGGTAAGATCTACTTCTGTTCCTAAATTAGGTTGATTAGTGCTATCAGTAGAACTAAGCGGAGCTGGCTTTGGACGTTTTACTATATCTAGGGAAGAGCTTGGTTGTATTCCAGTGATTCCGCCTACAGCATTATCTGTAAATCTATTTCCTAATTTACCTCCAGCCGATTCAGAAGGCTTTATTCCTTCAAAGGATTCTCTTATATTGGCTAGCGTATCTTGTAGTGTTGCATTAAAATTTTTAATCGGAGATCCTTTTGTACTTTTTGAATTAGAGGCTAATGGATCAGCCATAGCTATATTACCTAAGGTGTTAGCCGAACCCATCTGTGTAGATCCAGATGTTTTTGCAGGAGCTGATCCTGCTGTTGTTAATGCAGAAGCATTAGTATTGCCCATGTCAGTAATCTTAATTGGTGTTGACGTAGTTGATAGAGGTGAATAGTCACTTTGAGCTCCTGAAAGCGGTCCTAGCCCATAATAAGAAACAGGACTGGCTATGACATCTTTATCTTGGTCCTCATCCTCGTTGAGAAGGCTAGATTCAATGAAATCACCTCGTGCTAGATATCTGTTCATTTCATTTCTCCGTATTCAGGTCTTATCATTCCTAATAAATTATTTTGTTGTAAAGGACCACCTTGAGATTTATATTGTGGTATTTCCTCACTATAAGGAGGTACTATAGGATCATACCCCTCTGAAATCATAGAAGCATCATTGGGATTATTATATAAGTACATTTCAGTAGCACTAGGTCTTGGTGTTGGCATAGCCATTTCTAAGAGTAATTCTTCGGGATCTGGAAAGTTTATGGCTGGTTGATTATTCATCAATGCCATTGCCTGTTCTTTTGACATTGTACCTTGTGCATTATACTGAGGTGCTAATGGTCCAACCTGTCCACCCTGATTAAACAATCCAAGTGCTTTGCCAGCAATAAGACCTGCACCGATATACGGAACTGCTGTTCCTAATGCTGCCATACCTGCACCCATGCCTGCACCTGTTGCACCTGTAGCTGCTAAAGACGGAGCTAATGATTGTCCAGCTAGGGCAATTTCCGCACCACCCATACCCATAGTTGCTGGGGCTGATGCTAAAGCAGCATTAGTGGCTGCTTGACCTGCTACTGCACCAGCACCAGCTGATCCTGCAGGATTAATTGCATTAATCATTTTTTGCATATAAGGTTTTGCACCTGAAGTAATCATTTCTTGTCCAGTATTTAATGTACCTTCCATAGCTCTTTTCTTAGCCATATCACCCATTTGCCCAGCGATTCCTTTTTCTGGTTGAGGAACATTAGCAATCTGTGCCTGATATTGTTTCATTCTCATTTTTTCTTCTTCATTTGGACTTGCTATTTGAATTTCCATTATTTACCTCCGCCTGAAGATGTTTGAGTATTGGTTTGAGGAGCACCAGATAGATATCCAAAATATCTTTGAGCACTGGTATGAGGAGCATCTAGCCTTTCTTGATTGTACTTTTGTTTTGTTGTTCCTACTTTTCCAAGATCACCAATTCCTTCTTCCATCATTCTTAACCGATCCATTTGTTGTTCTCTTGATCTGTTAGCTAGTGCAGATTCTCTAGCCATCATAGCTCGTCTAGAACCGAAAGTACCTTTCCTATAAGAAGAAAAATCTTGTTTTCCAGCAAGGTCTTCTAAAGCTCTTCTATTTGCAGACTCCATATTGTATGCTCCTCTTCCTGATATTTTATCATAAGCAGCCTGTTTTTGTGAGTCAAGAGCTTCTTGTTGTTCAGGAGTTAACGCAGCTAGTATTGAGTCTGGACCTCCAGCAACTTCACTTTCGTAACGACCAGTAACATCTTTAAGTACTCTTTCTAAATAAGGTTTAAACTCTTCGTCAATTCCTGATTTAGTTACAGTAGTTGTTCCTCCTCCTCCGCCTTTCATGCATATATTCATATTTATTTTATTAGCAAGAGATTTAGGTAATCCTGTAGTATCTCTTTGCATATCATATATACCTAGATTAGGTTCATAATCATCATTCATCTTTATTCTCCTGTATTACACCTCTTACTGAGACATGTATTTCTGCATTATATCTTTTTTGTAAGAAGCGACCATAATCTATAGCTTCTTTTTCGTTTTGAACAGAGTCAGCCCTCCAACTTTTTCCTCCATATTTCTTTATATGATCTATCATATAGTCAAATAGACGACATACAACATAAGCATTGTTATAATCGTGATCCACTATACAGTCTTTAACATCCATAACCCATTGATCATTATAATAGTTACTATAAGTTTCTGCAGAAAGAAAGCCTCTCAATTGAGTACCGTCATAATCACCTATGACTAATACATGAGGGCTTCCTTCCTTTTGCTTTTTAACTAAATCCAAAAAGAATGAAATCCAAACAGCTTCATTTCTTTCATAGCCTTTGTATTCATTGTCTTGGCAGGATTTATTCATTAACTTAATGGCTTCAAAAACATCATTATCTTTTATAACTTTTATCATTGTCTACTTTTTACCTTATCTTGAAGATCTGAAAAGCTAGTAGCTTTAGATATATCTATAATTAAGTTTGTTTGTTTTTTATTTAATAAATTTAACTCTTTTATAAGTGATAATAACGTTAAGTTTAACGTTTTATTATCAGTAAGAGGTGGATTAATTATTGCCATTACTTTATTCCTCCTTGAGTTGCTCTCAATTGTAATCCTGAAATATTCCATCCTTTATTATTATTAGCCAGATAACCATTAGTAGTATCTCCTACTGCATCATCGATTCTAAAATTAATAAATCTTCCTTGAGATCTAACATCTACTTTATACTCAGAAGATACTACAAATTCATTAATAATAAGTTTATTACTCCTAGAATCAGATTGATTATCATCTACAGGACTTGTTAAAAAAGGATCTTCTCCAGGATAATTAGTTCCTCTTGATCTAACTTGGAGAGTTGCCCTCTGAAGATCTCCTCCTGACGTAACTCTTGTGCCACCGTCTGCCCATAATGAAATACTTTCTATTGTTTCCGTATTAAAAGTAGGAGTAATTGATATTTGCTCTCTTTCAAAATAAGAAACATAATTAACTCCATCAAAATCAAATCCCAAATCCCCAGCTCTTAATCTATTTAAAACTGTATTATTATCATAATAGAATTGAGCAAAAATAGGATATAAATTAGTAGGATTAATTTTGTTACTCGCCCAAGGTCTTATTAAATCTAAGGTAGTATTTATACTAGTTCCTGCAGTAGATTGGGCTGGAGAAGTAGCTGGTACTAAAGTACCTTCTGAAACAGCAATAATTGATGCGGTTGTAGGGGCTACGCTTGCATCTATTAATTGGGTATCAGGGCTAAATGATTCAACAAAACTACCAGATAATCCAAATTGAGTAGGACTAACGTCAAGATACTGAGGTGTAACTGTATCATCAGGTATTACGTCTATATTCCTGAGAGTTGATAATTCGCTTAAGGCTTGCTGCATAGCAATTAATGTATCAACTACAGCTCCATTTGGTTTAGAATTTTCTACTAATGGATCTCCACTTGGATTATAGTATAAGGCTAAATATGCCGCATTGTCTGTTACACCAGTATCTCCATATGTATTATCGTTTTGTGCTGGTGTAAACTCTGGATCTAACAATCTTCCTGGACCTTCTCCATAATGTTTATCCCAAATAACACTATCACCTGTAGATGTTTGTAGTGTAATTGTAACACGAGTCATCTTAGCATATACTGCATCTATTCCTTCAGTTGTAACTGAAATATCACTGCCTGTAGAGTCTGCTATTAAAGGAGTCACAAGTGTTCCTGTTCTAACATCACCATTGACAACTGTATAACTAAATTCTCCAGCTACAGCTAATCGATTTACACTTGTAAATGTAAGAACATTGTTAACCCTTGAAACAGTAAAATGAGAATACTCAGGATGATTAGTATAAGTAAGTGTAGTACCTGCAGGAATATCTGAAACTACATTCGGACCTACTTGAATATTAGGATGCTGAAAATCTCCAGGTTCTGAAACTCCAATTATTTCAGTTCCTGGAGCAAGTCCAGGTCCTGAGATTGTGGCTGGACGTAAAAAATCTGTTTTAATACCAGCAACACTTGCTAATTGTATGATAACTCCACCTGCTGTTCTTAGCACAGTAGTTGTTAAAGTGCCTGAAGGCACTCCAAATTCTTCTTGAATTTTGGTTGCTATCTCTGTTGATGTAATCTCTTCTACATTAGTAGGTGAGCTTCCTGAATCAGGATCAAACGCAGCTGTACTATCAAAATCAACAGTAATTGGAGCTCCTAATGGAGGTATTAATTTTATTCTATCAGTTACACTATGTGCTGCCCTTCCAGCTCTTACGCTTTGATATGGCGGTGCTGGTTGAGTAAACATACTACTTGAAAAATCATTAGGAAAAGAACCTGAATAAAGAGGAGTAACTGAAATTCCAAAAGGGTTAATTGGTCCTACTGTCGCATGAGTAGCTCGGACAAAAGAAGGATTAACAAAGCTACTACTTGTAAAAGCAGAGCTAGCATTAATAATCGTATTCAGTCTTTCTGTAATGTTATAATCGTTATTGCCTGCATTTGTGCTAAGAGAATATTTAATATTGCCTTCTATTATCAGAGAAGACGTTGAGCCATCAGGAAAGGTTACTTCCAGATTTACTAGAGGTATTCCATTATCTATACCAGTTTGAGTTGTAGCTACTGTAACTGTTCCTAAATCTGCTCCAAATTGACTACCCACTGCATAAGTAGTTCCACCTGTTGGAACTTGATATTTAGTATATAAAAAGCTTCCACCCTGACCAAAGACAGGACGAGGTCCTCCTGTTGTTGCTGTAAAAATAAGTTTTAAATCAGAAGTACTGTTTGCCAAAGAAGAAGATACGCTATATAAGGAATTGCTATCTCCATTAAACTGTGGAATAGCTTGTATCTTTGGTAGTATATCATCTATTAAACCTTGCTGAGTAGTTATGTTTTTATCAAACTCTATTTCTGCAAATATATAGTTAGGATCATCACCTAAACCTTCAGTTGTAGGATAATTTCGTAGTTTTAAACCTATAGCAGGACTATCTGCAAGGGAAACTCCATATACACCAGCAGCTGTTCCTCCGTTAACGGAATCATTAGTTTCTGTAGCATTAAAGTTAGAAGTACTGCTTGGATTTTGAGAAGGAAAATAAACAAATGTTACATTAGAAAAAGTTCGATCAGATCCTGGTACATCTGAAGTTAAAACTAGGTTACCATTTCCACCGTTAGGTACTACACTAGCAGTCCAGTCAGAAAGAGGTCCATCATAATTAGGATCATTAATATAATCTCTCGCTGCATATAAAAAATCATTTAGTGATTTAAGTTGAAGAGGTAATCCAGTTCCAAATACATCAGTAGAATTTAATTGGTAGGTAGTAGCGGCACTAGATTGTGGAAAAAATGCATCCCTATTACCATTAAAAGTTATCCAAGCTTGATTAGAAGTTCCACTTACTCTAAAAGTAGGACTACTTACTCCTCCCCATGCTAATGTAGCTACTGCGTTATTAGCAACTGGACCAGTATTATTATTACCAGAATTATATGGAATAGTTATTTCTTGTACGTCTCTAAAGTCAGTACTAAAGTCAGAAAAAAAAGAATTATGTATTTCTACGATTGCTTTAGTTCCTACTGTTGGTTTTGGTGTACTGCCAGTAATAGTAACTTCTTGAACTTCGTGTTTACCTACATTAGTATAACCAGCATTTCCTGAATTTCCTTGAAGAGCTAGCCTTGCGGTAGGAATTCCACCACCTTTAATTGGTCCAATAGCACCTGAAGAAACATTATTAAGCTCTCTTATTGTCCAAGTATTATCTCTATAATTCCATATTAAAGCCTCATCACATTCACCTTCAATTGAAGCGAGTGTTGGATAACAAATCCAAA